CTTTCTTCTTTAGGGCAACTGGTGAGAGGTAATGATGTTCTACAATCGGACCGCCCAAAATATCATTCTGGTCGGTGAAAACATTGGTCCAACGGACAACCTCGATCTTTAACTTACCTTTAGGAGTGGTCTTTTTGAGTAAGTAGCCACCGTATTTAGGTCTAGTGCTACCCATTTGGTTGAAGGTTCGGGAAAACTCGCTTTCTTTCATCCACTCGTAAGCCTCGCGGTTCAAGAGCATTGAGTGGACTTGATACTTAGGATTGTCCGAGATGATTTGAATGTCCTTAATATCCAAGTCGGTGGCGGTTTTAGCTAGGGCAACCCGATAATTAACGATATTATAAAAAGGTCGGGGTCGGCCTAACTTGTCTAAATTCACCCCTGATTTGCCGGTAGCGTCTTTGTTTTGTTCAAGATAACGGGAGTCGGAGTAAAACTCACACATTCGGACAATTTCAAACTGCGAACGCTTTAGGCCGTCAATTTTCTCAAGACTGCTCTTGTGGTAGTTGGTGTCTAAAGTCTGTAATTCGCTAAAGATTTTATATTGCTTGGTTTCCATTTAGAGTTGGGCCGCAACTCTGATTGTTAATGTCTTAATTATACCATATCTAACGGGCATTGCTAGTCAAATTGCGTCTAGCTTCAAAGAATTGCCTTGCCCGCTCCTCTTGGGTGAGGACATTGTCGCTGTTATTGGTGCTTAGAGCATACCGCAGGGCATCGAGGGCGTGGTCGTTCTCTTTAACTGGGTTCTCTTCCTCGTTATGGTCTGGCCGTTTCTCTGGATAGGTGTAGGTTTCAAACTCACTGATTAAATTAACGCAAGACTTGTGGATGTGGAGCTTGCCCATTTTAAGCAACTGCCTGATTCGGTTGATACCGTTCTTGACCGAGTCTTTATTCTTCACCACCTCTACCACCGCAATCCCCGAGCGTTGCATCACCTCAATCGCGCTTGGTGATTCGGGGTCTGGGTACACTCGGTTAAACCCACAGGATTTAACATAATCCTTAATCTGGTCTTCCGTCCGGCCGGTTTTATCCCACTCGGCGACCACAGTGTAATTCTCGTCCCCGTCCCGTTTAATATGGACTACGGCGGTTGGGTTAGTGAAGCCAAAGTCTATCCCGGCGATATACTCATCGCATTTGTCTGGGATTTCATCAATCACGTGGCGGTCCCGGTTAAACTCTTTATAAACCAGACCTTGTTGTTTTCTAAAGTCAGCCAGATATTCCTGGGCAAAGGTGTCCTCTGGTTTGGAGAGCTTTTCCCGCTCAATTTCCTCTGGAGGGATGAATGGGTTGTCGTAAGAGGTGAAGTGAAAAGATTTATAGTCTGGGTCTTTAGCTTCCATCCCGTATAAATCGTAGAAGTGGTTAAACCCTTTAGGGGTGGAGATAAACATCGCTGATCCTTTACGGTCAATCAAAGTCGGGGATAAAACCTCATTCCAACCAAGCCAAAAGTTACGGTAGGATGACACCTCATCGCAGACAATAAAATCATTAGCCAATCCTCTACCCTTACCTCGTTCTTGGACAGATTCCCAACCATATAGAGCAATCAGAGATTCTCCCCCATCTTCGGTCATTATCTTTATTTGTAAAAGTGATTCGTTTTTGTAGGTGATGATGTTCTGGCACTTGGCTAGAAGCATTGCCCAAGTAATCTCTCTGGCATCATCTCTGGTGGGAGCAAAGTAAGCCACCCGGCGGTTCTTCTTCTTAATTACCACCCCAACCATCTCTTCGATGGCTAGGACTGTTTTACCGAAGCGTCTGCCACAGTTTAGAACTCTAAAGCGGTGGCGATCACTGGCTATCTGACTCTGACTGGGTGTTAATTTCATTCTTCTCGATTATCTCTTGAGCTAGTTGGATGATTGGTTTTCCTTGAGAGGTGATGTCAGTCGCGTTAGCTGGGTTGCCTTCGGCCATTTTCCAAACTATCTCAGTTGGTAGGGAAGCCAAAAAATCAATTTTATCTTCCTCTGATAGTTTAAGTAAGTATTCCCTAGCAAAGTCCTTTAGGGATTTACCTTTAGGGCGACCATTAGGGTTTCCCGACTGACCTTTTTTCCACTGAAATTCTTTTGGTGGTATTTTGTAAGGCATTTCGTTGTTTTATCACTGTATTTCTGCGATTACTCATTATACCGCTTTTCTACCTGTCTATCAAGTTGCTCCTCTATCCGTCCAAGTAATCGTTCAAGGACATACTCTACTCCCTGAACGCGGAAATAGACGGCGGCGGCTAGGTCTTCCTCACTTAACGGTTTACGCCCAGTCAGTTTTCGTTTAACATCTTCCGCCCATAAGTTAAAATGTCTCTCCGCTTTCTCAAGGTGGATTAAAAGGTCTTCTTCAGTTATCCCCTTCTCCCAATTTCTTGCCCCGTAATGGGGAACACCCTTAGAACAAAGCGAGGCCCAGCGTCTAAGCATTGGGTTCTCCATATTCATTGGGACAACCAAGTCGTAGCGTAGTTTGCCAGCCGT